GGAAGGAGCTTTCTCTGTAGTTAATAATAAATATTTACTTATAGTTCCTATGCCTCAAGTTTCTGGTCAATCAGTTATCGTGGTTTATAGAGCCTTAGATTCGGATACGCTTCATCCTGCTTATAGGAACTGGATTCAACTCTATGCATTGGCATGTGCTAAGGGAGCCTTGGGACAGATCAGAGGTAAGTACCAAACAGTACCTTCACCTGGAGGAGGAGCAAAGCTTAATGGAGATGCCTTAGTTAAAGAGAGCCAAGAAGAAAAAGAAAAGCTATTCCAGCGTCTCATAGATGAATTTGAAGAGCCAGCAAGGTTCTCCACATACTAATGGAAAATAAAAAGAATTTTAAGGTAGGAGTTACTCCTCCTCCTCTCCCTGAACTAGAGGATTCCAATGGTCAATTAAATTTCTTTGATCCTGGTAATCCAGATATTAATCTTTTCAATATTGTAGATGATGAGATGATTAAGATTTCAGGTTCGGAAATGTTATACTATCCTTATCTGCAAGGAGAAACTCAGTATGATGAGGTTTATATGGAAGCACGTAATAAACCTATAGCTAAAGAACCTATTTTAGTTTACGGACATTATGAACCTAAAGTTTTAGAAGAAAATCTAAGCCAATTTGGAATAGAGTTAACCAACGATCAGATTTTTATATTTAATAAAGCATACATGGAGCAACGAATTAGGGGTACTCTTAAGCCAGGGGATGTTCTTCAACCTAGATTCCAGAACATGCGATACGAAATTTTTGAAGTGCAGGAAGATAGTTTTGAAATTTATGGAGTATATCATTTAGTATGTTCTGCTAAACTCCTTAGGGATTCACCAGACGTGCAGGATACTCCTCTTACACAAGTTTCTGAGCCTCTCGGAAGACCTTATGCTGTTAAAACTATAGAGGAGACATACGATGACCTATAAAGTTAATATGTTGGAGACCACTTCTTCAGGTTCTATTCCAAGTTTTGCTACTCCTGCTCATCCACATCAATGGGCTAGAAACAAAATTGAATTAAGATCTAAATTATTTAATAATATTCCTTTATTTTATAGAGAATCTTTACGGTATATGATATCCAAGTTGGGTACACTGGGATATATTAATTCTGAAAATAAACTTGTAGGAATTTCGTGTATTCATGCTAATCCTGAAAGGACCATTGCAAAATTAAAACAAGAGAACAATATAATTCTTCCCATCATATCTATTCATCAGAATTCATCGGCTAATGCAGACATGAGGAGAAGGAATTCTCCAGTTTTAATTAATGAATCTTTTTGGAGCGAGGAGAAGCGAAGAGCATTTAGGGTGGTAGGGTTAGCCCCCCGCGCAGTTGATATAGAATATGGAATTAATATTTGGGCAAAATATAAAGGAAATTTAGATCAAATTGTAGAGCAAATACGATTACTCTTCAACCCCCACTTAGTTATTACAAATTCTTATACTAACACCGCTCATGCTTTCATCGAGGATGAAGCAGACACCTCTTCGTTTGAGGTTGCAGATAGGCAGGATAGGGTTATTCGCAGAACATTTACAGTAAAACTGGAATGTTATATCCCTAATCCTAAATTTTTAATTACCTCTACAGGGGAGATAGAAGAATTTAATACTGAGACCACAATCTATTAAAAAAAATGGTAAAAAATTACTCTGAAGAGGGTACATATTATGAGAGAGATTATATGAAGCTTATTACAAATACAAGTTTACAGAGTTGGAGTATTCCTTTTAGTGCTGAAGACGGTACTAAAAGTATTTATTTGGTCCCCAAACAGACTATCAAAGTCCCTGCTTCATACATCAATGAATATGTGATTAGGTATCAAGAGAGAAGTCTAATTTCTATTAGGAACGCATAAGGAGAATTTAAATGCCAAATTTCGTAAGTCCAGGTGTATATGTTATTGAAAAAGACATTTCAGATTATCCACCCACCATTAATTCGTCTGTTGTAGGGATCGTAGGGTTTGCTTCCCGAGGTCCAATCGCAGGCGTGAGCAATGAAAAAGCTACTTTAATTACCAGTCAACAGCAACTAGTTGATACTTTCGGGGAACCCGCAGAGTATATTACAGGGCAAGGACTAGAGGGGGCTTTAGAAATTCTAGAATCTACCAATTCAATGCGTTATATCAGGTGTGCTGATTCAAATGTGCTGGAAGCTTCTGCTGCCGTACCATTGGGTGCATGTCCTGCTGTTTTTGTAAGCGGTACTCATACTAATCCAATTCCTCCCCTAAATGCGATTCATGAGCCTCTTACTGGAGCAAATATTGGGATGTCTTCAATAGGCAGTGCAGATGGGACGACTTCAGGTGTTAGATTTGTTGTAAGTGTATATGATCAGGCTCGTTCTACAATTGTAGATGCTAAAACTTATACTATTCCAAGTGGAACCATTGCTGTTTCTTCTTCGGCAGGAGCCAATACAATTCAAGGTCTTCAAAAGAAGATTGGTGGGGCTTTAGATGCTGATAAGTTTGGGGCTTTTGCAGACGCAAATACAGCTAATGCTTCTTCATTCTTAGTGGGAGCTGCGGCTGGATCTAAAGCTACATTTGCTATTACAATGGAAGTTCAACAGTTAGATAGTGCCTGGGTGGGGTGTAGTGGTCTTTATGCTTTAGATGCTAGTGGAACATTAATAGATGGTGGAGCCCCAGTTTCCTCAGTCACCGCTTCTGGTGTAAGTATTGAAACGTCTTCGGTTAGCTACCTAGTTAAAAGCCTTTGGGGTGGTGAAGGATACAATGCTGGTACTAAGGCTAATGGTGACACAAGTGGTGTCTCATTTGAAGTTGAAGTTAACGGTGCAGAAAATACAATAGAACAAGTAAATAACTTGGGAACTGCTGCTGAAGATTTCAAGGCTGGGATGACCTCGGCTTCGTTCTTGGAGGATGATATAGGTACCACATATGTAGGTCGCACTTCAGAGTATGTGACAGCTAACTTTGCATCAGGAACTTATGATGATACTCTAAGTGTAACTGCCCTAACTTCATATGAGAAGCAGCTCACTAGTTTGGTAGGAACTGGTTGGGATGTAACTGGGTCTCAAGGAGAAGGTACTTACTACGGAGATGTCAACCCTCGTTTTGTGAAGCTAGTTCAAGGTACTTACAATCTTGCAGGGGGTAACAATGGTATTCCTGCTGATACTACAGATATTGCTACAGCTATTATTGGTGCAGTAGGTAGTGCAGGGGGTAAGACAGGTATCGAAGCTCTGGATGATCCAGTTCTTAATATTTCAATTGCCCTAGCACCTGGACCAGGTGTTGGTGATAATCAATCTATTCAGAATGGATTGGTAACGGTTGCTGAGAGAACTACTGATTTCCTAGCTCTTCTTTCACCTCCATACGCAGTGGGTACACCAGGAGATGCTATTAATTGGAGCAATGGTTTTGATGTAACTAGAACCGCTGCTATCAATAGTTCATACGCTGCTCTATACTGGCCTTGGTTGAAGGTGTTCCAGGTATTTGATGCCAAGGATCGCTGGTTAGCTCCTGAGATTTATGGGGCACGACAAATGGCAGTAACAGATAATGTTGCCTATCCATGGTTTGCTCCTGCTGGTTTTGTTAGAGGTCGTTTGACCAAGCCAACAGACGTAGAAGTTATTCTTAATCAAGGTGATCGTGATTCGATGTACTCTGGTGGTAACTGTCTAAACCCAATTGTAAACTTCCCACAAAATGGTATTATGATTTACGGACAACGTACTACTCAAAGGCAGCCTACAGCCCTAGACCGTATTAATATCCGTAGAATGATGATCTATATTAAGAAACAAATTCTTGCTTCTACACAACGTCTAGTGTTTGAGCCCAATGATAGCTTTACATGGGCGCGAGTAGAATCCCTTCTTAACCCAATGCTCGATGACATTGCAAGGAAAAGAGGGATCACAGAGTTTAAGGTAGTTTGTAATGAAACTACAAATACACCAGTAAGGATTGATCGAAATGAGATGTGGTGCAAAGTTCTTATTAAGCCTACAAAGACAGCAGAAATTGTTATCTTCGAGCTAAATCTTACGAATCAATCAGCACAGTTAGGAACTTTATAGGAGATAAATAAATGGTAGACACAGCTTTTTATGTAAATGCTAACCGAAAAAATGTAGGGAACGCAGGATTACCAACAATTTCAGTTGGTCTGGATTCCATTCGCGCATATCAATTTGAAATTCATTTTGCTTTTCCAGAGAATGTGCTCACGGATCCATCAATTCCATCTAACTTTACCTTAGCAGCCAAGCAAGTGACAGCAGTTGGTATGACCGTTGAGGATATTGAAGTTAATCGTGTTAACGATAAGGTCTTCTATCCAGGTAAAGCATCCCCAGAAGAACTAACTGTCACCTTTGACAACCTTTATGATCCAAAGGTTGCTGCCCAGTTATGGGAATGGTTTAGATCTATCTATAATCCTATGACTGGCGAGTTTAATGAAACTAAGAAGACTTTTAAAGCTAATTATGCTAGTGTCCTTCAACTAGACGCCCAAGGTCAACCTCTTCAGGAGACTAAAGTGTATGGAATTTACCCCAAGAGTTGGAAAACTGCTGAGTTTAATTATTCTACTAATGAATTTCATACAATTGAAGTCGCTTTCCGTTATGATTTCATGGAACAAACTTCTCAACCTACAACAACGTCGGAATAAAGTATTACACAATTGAAGTATCTAAGCCCAGCCTAGATTTATCTGGGCTGGGCTTTTCTATAATAAGGTCTATATGAATTACTACTACGCTTTACTAGAAAGTTACGAACTCCTGAAGAAGAGAAAGTTTAAACTTTCTATTAATGAGCAGGAAGAAGAAGCTCCTCAGGGAAAATCTGATGAGGATGTGTTGGGAGAAATTAAACCAGCTTTAGGTGTAGGTAAGGACCAGTCTACTCTAGAAATAAATAAGGTAAAACTTTGGGGGACGAATTCTAAAAACCTAGACCAAAGCGAAGTGGTAGGGCAGTATGGGAGAACTACAATCACGATTACAGCGGGGGCTGGTTCACAGCTAAGAACTGATAATGAAAAAGCCGATGAAATTATTAAGGTACTTAGGGGTGCGGGAGAGGATACAGATACAGATACAGATCCAAATCAAGTTGTAGAACCCGTTATTACTCCTGAACAACAACAAGCCCAAGTAGATGCCGAAGCTTTAGATCAAACTTTAAGTCCTAATGGCCCTCTCCAAATGGAAGTAGATGATCAAGGAGTAGTTACAGGGAGTCCTCTTTTACCTAACTATAACCCTACTACAGGCAAAATAGACAGAGCAAGAATGATGATTAGAAATATTCTCCAAAGCTTTCTTGGAGAAGAAGCTCCAACTGGGGTCAGAGGGGGAGCAGGAGAAGATAAATCAATTACGGATATGGTTGCAACCTCTGTTAACCTTCCTCCTGAAAAAATATCCGCATCACTTCAAACTGCTAATAAAGCAATGCAAACGTTAGCCAAACTTAGAGCGGGAGATACATCTGTAACTCCTAAAGAACTTACTGATTTAGTTAGCAATATAAAAGTAGATGAAGGAGGTCATGGAATTTTATTTAATGATCTGTATTTACAGTATAGGTCCCGTGCTACTGAGGAAAATGATATCTATAGAAGTTTAGTTGCAGAGTTAAACAAAGAAATTGAAGAATTTAATAAAGAAAATTGTCCCGATCCTGTACCAGAAGATGTTACTGACTGTCCTGTGGCAACAATTGATATCCCTAAAGCCCCCACTGGTAAATTGCTGGCTCGTAGAGGACTATTACTAGAACATTTTACAGTTATTAATGATCTTGTTCAACAGTATCAAGTTCAGTGTGGCGAGCAACAAGGCGAGACGAAGTCTTCAGACTGTACAGATCTTGAGAAGAGATTAGGGGAAGTATGGGATGATGCCATGAAGCAAGGTACGGCTGATGAGGTTCAACAAATGTTGAAGATAGGTACAGATACTAGAGCAGGGGAGATGATAGCTTCTATTGGAGATGGAGAGGATGCGGAGTTAACACAAAAAGTTGTTGATTATTTAGTTAACGAAGTAGGTATTGATACAGACAGAGCTTGGGGTATTGTAACTTTAGTAGCTAATGATCCTTCTAAAAAAGGACATGCCTTAGCTATTGTCTTAGCATCTTCAAAAGGTTTTAATCAGTGGACTCGCAAGTTAGATATACTACATTCTGAGGTATGCGGAGGAGAGGGTACAGCTAAGGGAAATAAAGCTGATATTTGTAGACGAGTTACCTTAAATAGTTTCAATAGATTTAAAAAAGAATTAGAAACCTCCATGACGGCTGAAGAAAAAGAATTAGAAAATGAAGCTGCATGTGCTGGAGATGGAGTAGGTCTAAACAATTTGGGAACAGTGGCAGGAAATGAAGT